TCAGCAGAATATATCATTTAAACTATCTCCAAAAGTAGTTTTAATTGTAATGTTTCCATCTTTTTCAACTAAAATTTGTTGAATCAGTTTCATTAAAATTAACCGCAATTCGTCAAACTCGTCCTCTTCGTCATAGGTTAGGGTAAGAAGTTCCTCTAATGATTCCATGACTTCATCATAGAGTTCCATGAGGTTGTCACGCTTGTTAAGTGTTTTCTGTAATTCATTCAACCTAGATTCGTACTGTTTGATTTCCTTTTCAAATTGAGCTTTTTCATAATGAAACTGCTTCTCGTCAATCTCGCCGTCCAACACGGCCTTACGTAAAGAATACAATGCCTCGCGATACTTGTTTATTTTATTTTCCTGTTCAGCAATTTCTCTTTCGGATGTTGTCGTGTTTATCTGAATCAAACCCTTGTGTGTCTCAAACAATTGTTGAGCTGATGTAATACTCTGAAGTTTGTCAGCAATATCGTTAATCAGTTCATCCCTAAATTCGTAGTAAGGTAACCAGTAATTGTTATGACATCCAGCATCTCCTTGTCTCCTACGCTTTGAACAAATGAGGTAACGGTATTCTTTCCCATCTCGTTTGCGGTTGCTGTTATTGGACTTCATGCTAACCATAGCGGAACCACAGTGCTTGCATTTGATGAAGCCGGCAAAAACATTCACCTTGTTCCTAACGCCTCCGCGTTTGCCTCCACCGCGCATCTCACGAATTTGCTGAGCCTGCAAAAATAAGTCCTTATCAATGATTGGTTCATGGGTTGGCTCTTGGATTGATCGCTCCCAAAGGCTTTTGTCCCTTTGAACCAACACCTTCTTCCGATTGTGCAAATCATCAATACTGTGGACTTTAACAACTTCGTATTTACTAAAAACATTTGCTCCAGTGTACACCTCGTTTTGTAAAATCCGCTGTACGGAAGTAACCCCCCAATTTCCTCCTTTCGGGGAAGGTATATTTTTTCCATTCAGATAAGTAACGATTGCTTTTTCCCCCATCTTATTGGCAGTGTATAACTGAAAAATCAGTTTAACGATTTCTTTTTCCTGTTCATCGGGAACTAACGTCTTTCTGTTTCCAATGATTGCTTTGCGATATCCATATGGCGCAATGCTCCCCGTAAAGTTACCCTTTAAGGCAGATTGTCTAATTCCCCTTCTAGAGCTAAGACTAATCAGCTCGCTTTGCTTTTGATTCACCGCAGCAAAAATCTGAAACTTGAATTCATCGTTATCTATATACGAATCATAGTTCTCATCAATTGAAATCAAGCGTATTTTGAGGGAATCAACCAGTGTCCTTTTAAGCATGAGCGAATCCATTGTATCGCGCGAAAACCGCGAAAGAGACGCAAAAATAACCACTTGAAAAAATCCCTTTTGGGCGTCAGCCACCAATTTTTTTATCGCAGGTCGGTCAACAATACTTGTACCCGTATCCCTGTCTTCGTAAACCAAGTCATCGGGCTGAATAATATTTAGCAGACGTGCCTTTTCTCGGCAAATGCCTACCTGGTGCTCTGGACTATCTTTCTGGCTTTCTTTTGTTGTACTTACCCTCACATAAACTGCTGCCCTTGTGTCTAAACTGTTCGCAACTCTGTTCATGAGGACCTCCATACCATATGAAGAGATGAAAATGGCCGTTTGATCCATTCGTTCAAACGACCATCTGTGTTAATTAAACTACTTGTACGTATCTAGGTATTTTTTTTACTCGACTATTTCCAGTTGCAAAATTCCCCACACTCTTTATAATGGTCTGTCTGGCCAAGTCATTCACGATTTCGTGCAAATCAGCCTTGCCATATTTGTAGCTGATTCTAAAGGGGCGTTGTTCGTTGTACATGCTCTCTTCCCCCTCCCTAACCAATACATTTAATTTTATTTCTTAAACGGCTTGTATTATGTTGGGGAGGGGTTAAATCAAGCTGCCTACTGGATTAGCCCAGGTACATTTATTCAAAAACGTAGTAATTTAAAGCCTTTATCCGAGTGTAATTCAAAATACGTTACATTGCTGATGTGATTGCGTACGGTCTTTTCGCTGATGAAGAGTTGTCCGGCAATCTCTTTCGTCGTCTTATCCTGGACCAAGAGTTCAAACACTTCTCTTTCTCGATTTGTCAACAACGGCTTGGTTTGGTCGCTACCCTTCAATCGTGCCACCCCTCCTTGTGGGCTCTACAGGAACAAGGTTGAGGGATTACAGAGTCACCTTATCCTATGTAGGGGGGTGGGTGGTGGTGCCGGAATTACAGGGATTTTAGGCTTTTGCCTTACATCTTATTCAGAAAATGGGCGATGGGTTCCGGGGGATGCTGAGGCTTGAAATTGCTTCACGGACAAACGGTATGATCAAGACCACATGTTGTGGACATGAAAAAGTCCTTTTACTCAATCTGGCGTCGATATCTATCCGGACAAAAAATAAAAGGGAGCCACAGCTCCCCATAAAAAAAGCCCTCTCCCGCTTTGGAAAAGGCGTTACGCCACTTGCGCAGCCAGGTATTCGGCGACCGGCAGGCGGTAATCCTCCGGCACAACTTTTTCTCCTTCGGCACCAGTCGGTTCGATCAACCAGCCGCCAGACTTGACCAGCAGCCCATAGACGGGGATCATGTATGGCTTGACCATCATTGACCACCTCCTTTCAAGGATTCAATCTCTGCGCGCAGGGCGGCAATCGCTTGCCCCTGCTGCTGAACAGTGGCCTGCAGCTCCACACATTGCTGATCAAGGGCGGCGACCGCCTCCAATACAACCAGCAGTTCGGGCGTCAGATTGGCCCTTTCCCGTTCTTCCTGGATCGTGGAGAGTGGTTTCGGCTTGCCGAATGCGATCAATCGAACGCACCTCCTATCCCTTTTACAATGATCGGGTCAGTTGCCGTCCCCTTCTCGATGGTGAAACGGAAGTTGACGCCCCATTTGTCGGCGGTTTTTTGCTGGTTCAGGAAAAGGTACCCTCTGTTGTTTCGCGCGTGGAAAGTCACGTCTTCCCAGGTAGGCTGCGCGTCAAAGGCGTTGTTGCAGGCTTCCACCAGTACAACGGCCCCCGGCGGAATCGTCCAGTCCGGCGTCAACAGAATGCGCCGGGCGGGCACGTCGGTCGTGAACTTGTCCAACAGGTCCGGGGGCAGATTGGCAAAGTCCAGGCCGTCGAACACGATTCTGTCCTCCGCCCGCGTGAACATGTACGTCCGAACCGATTTTATCCCCGCACTGTCCGTCGCTTCGATTTTAAGCGTTTGAGGCACACCGGGTTCAAGTGGCAGCCATAGATCGTGCGGAATGGTCATCGTGTTCTCCACGCCAGGCTGCCCGGTAAACGTGCGTATCACCGTGTCATTGATCTTCTCGGTGACGGTAAACGTGCTGCCCTCCGGATCCGTGACCGTGTATGTCAGGCTAGGAGGTGTGTTGATCGTGCCTATGTCTCCGTCCTGGCCGGAGATCGCCGGCGGCCGGTTATGGATCACCCGGAACTTGCGTGTGATTTCCGCCGACTTGCCGCCCTGGTCGTCCTCGGCCCATACGGTAAGCGTGTGGTCAACACCCTCGGCCAGATCGGCGCCGGCAATGTCAGTGGCCCCGTCCCACAACCTCTTGTTTCCGTAGGTCAGCGTTCGGGTAAAAGAAATAGGACTGCTGCCATCCGAGACACTGGATACGACAGCCCTGGCAGTTCCGCTATTAATCTTGTACTTGACTGTCACCACATTGCCGCTGTCCGCGTCTTGAACGATGCCTTGGATGATGAAGGCGGCACCTTCGGATAATGTTTGATTGTCGGTAGGTGAAGTTAGAGTGAGTGATGGTTGTATGTTATTTACATATTCAACTGTAACTGTATATTGATAATAATAGGTGTATGTCCTTGTATCGCTTTCCGGCCTTGTTACAATACCACTATATGTGGCTATCCAAGGTGCGGATAATGATATGGCAGTTTGTCCAACAGTAGGATTTGAAGGAAGCGAATATTCAGTCCAATCCCCGTTCAAGTTATAACTCGTTCTTTGTAAAGTACCAGTATATCCACCACTGGAATAACTAATGGAAGTTGCCGGTAATCCCGTTTCATGAGAAGTTGCCCAAGAAGAACCATTCCATCTAACATACTCATAAGCTGTACCTGTTCTAGTTTCGGTTACTGTCTTAGAATCAGATGGTATATAAGAACCACCTGTTTGTACTGTTCTAGAGACAGAACCATTACTTAAATTGAATGTAATTGTATTTCCATTCACTGAAAAAGTGACGTTTCCTGTATTTACTGTTACTCTAGTTACTGATTTTACATTAGGTATTGTTAGAGTTCTGGTTTGCGTACGAGACGTACTTTCTGGAAAAGTATTTGAAATTATCGGCACAATACCCCCCCCTTTCATTCCTACGTTAGATGACCGTCATCCACAGATTGTAACTTTCTTACAATCACTTCACCACCAACCTCCCGTTCGCCACGTCATGCCACCCACGCGAGACAATCACGCCGTCCAGTGTCTGAAAACTGATGTTGAAAATGTTGTTCTTGAAGTCGTTGAGGACGGCATCCTCCAACGTCTTGACCCGGGTTTCAAGAGATGCCAGCCGCAGCACAAAGTTGTCCATGGCCGCGTGAGCGTCCTTGATGCCTTGTTCCCAGCGGTTCACATCGACCTCCGTCACCGGGTCATTATACTTCCAGTCCGTTTTGGCTTGATACGGCATTTACTCTCCTCCCTTCACGTCCACCACGAATGTAAGCGTCACGAACTGGGCGCCGTTCATTTCGACGTGCACGGACTTTTCCGCCACGACCGCCCCGGTACTCGTCCGCAGCTTCGCATGGGTGATCACGGGCACACCGGTCACGTGCTGGGCGGATACCTGCAGCGCGATGGCGTTGTGAATCCCGGCCACCGGATGCGAAGAGACGGCCACGGCCTGCACCGGAACGGAAACCGAATCGTTAATCAGAATGCTGCCGCCGTCCAGCCGGGACAGCAGGTCGTTGCGGATCGTCTCCAGATAACTGGTGTGGATCACACGACCACCTCCTCCAATCGTTTCATCAACGTCATGCCGACCCGAAACTCGCCGACCGTGTGATACTGCTTCATCCCGACAACCAGAACATCCCTCAGCACGATCGTTTCCCGGGTCGCCGGTTCAACCACCACGCCGTTACAGTGAACGGGCCGGATCTTCTCCACGGCCTGCACCGCGTTTCGGGTATCAAAGTTGTCTTCCATCGGAAACACGTACCGGATGACCTTGTTGTCCAGGTCCTCCACCATCTGCACGAGTTTCAACCGGGACGAACCCAGGCCAATGGCCCGCAGTGCGCTTGGCGTAAACCCAAGCCGCGCCCAGTGCTTCCGCTGAATGTTCTTCCGTCGCTCCTCCGGGCTGAGGGACTGTTTCTGTCCAAAGTAGATCCAGTCCCACACATCCAGCCCATAGGTGGCGAGTAGGGGAAAAAACTGCTTCCCCAGCGCTTCCGTTCGCTCCGCAAACTCGTCCACTGCGGCGGAAGCGGCCTCAAAGTGATACTCCGCCGCCCTGTTTTCATACCAATACGGGGGAAGGTTGACGCGATATCGTTCCGGGATCATGTCGTCACCACCAGGTCCAGGGTCGCGACGGCGTTCACCGGCACGGTCACGTTGGCCGTCCCGCCGTTGAGCGTGTAATCCGCGAAGTCATCGACGCCGTCCACCAGAAAGAGCGCCCCGATCTGCTGATACACCAGGCGGGAGCGCCCTTTGAGATAGCTTTGGATGTTGGCTGTGATTTGCGCGGTCACGGTGTCCGCAACCGCGTCGGGGCGAAGCAGCAGACGGACCGACACCGTCACGGGGAAGACGTCGGCGGGCAGGACCTGCAGGTCGTGCAGCGCCTTTCGCTTCTCCTCCAGCTTTGTCCTTACCTGCTGCGCCAGTTCGGCGGAGCCGGGCTGTCCGTTCTGATCGGTGATGTAGACGTCGATGGACAAATCGTGGCGCGCTTTTTCAATCGCGATGGCGCCGCCCACGCCGGCGACATCCCGGGCCCAGCGCTCGTAATCGATCCGGCGGCCGTCCCCTTCCTCGGTGCGGGCGCGGTTCAAGAGGCGCTCCCTGTACAGTTCGTCCGGCTCATTTCCATTTCGCTCCAGTCCCAGAAACGCGCCGTGCGCATCCAAAAACTCCCCGTCCGCCCAGGGCAGAAATCCCTGCAAAAAGGCGTACTCCAGCAGTTGCTGCTGCTCGGCGATCTCTTCCGCCAGGGGGTAGAGGAGATCGTAAAACAGGTCGCCCATCTCCGTCGAGGGCGGGGTCTCGCCCCGGGCCGCGGCCAGGGCGGACAGACGGTTGACCATCCGCTGGTATATCTCGTCCGGATGTTCCCGCAAAATGGGCATGTCCGGCTTGGTCAGCGCGACCATATGCTCACCTCCAGCTCTGTTTCTCCCCGCTTGCCTTCCACCTGCAGGGTAATCATGACGCGTTCGTCAGCGAAGCGGATGTCCGTGACATCCGCCTGCTCGATCTCCGCCAGCGCTTCCACCGCCTCGATGATCTGCTGCTTGACGACAGCCAGCGAGACGCTGGCGCGCATTTTGCCGATGTCGGCCAAATAGTCAACGCCGTACTGTTCCGAGTAGATGCCGTAGGCAAACCGCTTGGTCCGCAGCACTTTCTGAATCACCTGGTCCAGGTAGTCGCGGTACGTTTTCGTGCGCAGATAGCGGCCGTCCGCATCCGTCAGCAGTTGGCGGGTCTCCCAGTCAAACACGTAGGTCCAGGGAATGGGCGTGTCCCCGCTTCCTCCCTGCTGCTCCGCCTGGTCGGGCATGATGGTCGGGAACATCACGGGCTCACCTCCCCGAGCACCAGATACTGCTTGTTCGTGCAGCGAATCAGGGCATACCGCCGGCCGATGTGTTCGGCCGTGAACACCTCGTCCGCCAGCGTGAGGATTTCTTCTTCCTCCAGCGGGATCGGGTCCTCATCCAGTTTGAAAGACAGCGGGGCGAGAGACAAAAGCGTTCCCAGTTCCACCTGCGTGTCCGTCATTCCCTGCTTCATTCCGGAAAAAAGACGCTGCAGCGCTTGCTGCATGGTTATCCTCTCCTCTCCAACTCCAGATCCATGCTGTACTGACCGCCCCTCCACCTGGCACTGCAGGAGGTGACGATCCACGGCGTAATCGTCTGACCGTCCCGCTCCGCGAGCTGAATGCCCCAACCGGCCCGGACAAACGCCGCTTTCGCTTCCGCGTGGACCACCTGCACCGTGCGCGTGCGGGGGATCTTGGACAGTTCCGCCAACTGCTTGCCGGCCAGAGCGGCCAACTCCTTGTCCTCGCCGGCGTCGATCACTTTCAGCATGCGGCCGTACTGGCTGATCAGCGCCGACTGCTCCTTTTCCACTCGGGCAAGCAGCCGGTCTCCTCCCCTGTACCGTTCGACCGCGACGGCCGTGTAGACGTCTTCCATCGATTCGCCGGTGGAACTGCTCGTCTGGTGATCGGGCCAAAACAGCGGCGTCTGCGGGTTCCCCCCCTCCTCCTGCACCACCAGCTTCTGTCCCTGATGCTGGAGAAAATAGCGGCGGCCGGTGCGGTCGTACGCCCGGTTGAGCACATCGGTATAGAGGGAGGCGTACGATTGGGAGGGAATCCGCTCCCGCAGCGTAAACCCGAATGCCGGGCAGGAAAAATCGACGCCCGCGGCGCGGATGAGGCGCTCCAGTTCCTTGCCCGCGTCCCCGTTCAGCCGGGTGCGGGTGCACTCGTTTTTTTGCAGATACCAGGCCAGTTCGTAGGCGGTTGCCCGCGTTTCGCCGCCCGCCTCGTCCCGGCTCACCCGCACGACCGGGCCGAGAAAAAGCGGAGGGCTGCCCGGCCACGTCTCTTCCTGCAGGAGCAAAAAACCGCCGACGGAGACAGCAGGCGCGTCGCTGAGCCGCACTTCGCAGGTCTGGGCGATCTGCCCGCGCGCCGATGACCATGACACATCCAGCACGGCCGGGGTGACATCCACCCGCACGGCCTCTTTTCCATAGATGACGTTCATCTGCTTCCCCCTCCCTGCCGGTTACGGCTGCGGCCCCGACGACCGCCGCAGCTTCTCCTCGATGCGGGCCTTGTTGGCGTGCTGCTGCACTTTTTGCGCCTCCGTCATGGCGAATTTCTGCTGGCGGACCTGTTTGGGGGCCGTTTTGCCCGTCGTGTTGGCCCGCTGTTTGGTGGGTTTGACGGCCATGACGGGGGCTTTCAACAGCTCTCTGGTGTTGGAGTAGGTGACAAACCCGGTCTTCTCGAACAAGGGAAGCTCGATGGAGCCGCGAAAGTCGGCGTGTTTGCCGGAAAAATGGCCGTCGACGGGGCCGATCAGCACGTTCCAGGCCAAGTCCAGCTCGTCGATGGTGACCAGCACCTCCTGGTGGGAGATGCGCTCCAGCCCCTGCAGCCATGCGCGGGGGCCCTGGTAGCCCTCCACCTCCACAAACGGCGAGTGAATGTCGCCCGGCAGCCAGAATTCAAATGAAAGGGCGCGGGGGCGCCTCACGGAGAGGCGGTGCCTGGCAATCAACCGGATATTGGTCTGGGTTTCGATGTCATTGCCGTACCCGCGAAAGGTTATCTCCCCCGGGGTGACGGGAAACGTCAGCCGGTATTTTCCTTGCAGGCGAATCATGCGCGCATCATTCCTCCTCCCGTCTCGTAGGCGTCGACGAACGCCTGTTCAATGATCTGCTTGATCCGGCCGCTCACCGCCGGGTCCTGCAGGAGTTTCAACATCCCCGTCACATCCTGCAGCACGCCGTCCGCTTTCAGGGTGATTGGCATGGACGCAATCGTGACCTGCGGCGCAGTGCGCAGCCCGGCAGTCCGCAAGGCTGCGGGAGCGGCGGGTACGGCCGGCACGGCGGAGACGGGCGGGCTTGCCGAAAGAGGCGGTCTGGCATCCCGCGCCGGTTCCGGCTGCGCCGCCGATTCTCCGCGCCCCTTCCACCATTCCTTCGCCTTTTCATACAGCGCTTTTCCCCCCAACGCACCAAGTGCTCCGACCCCCAGGCCGATCGCGCCACCGATGAGTGTGCCCGCGCCGGGGATGATGGAGCCGATGGCCGAACCGGCGAGCATGCTGCCGGCAATTCCGCCAAGCGAAGCGCCGACCGCTGTTCCGATCGCTTGTCCGCCCCACTCCGCCGCCTTGCCGGCGAGAAAATCCTTGGGGTCCTGCCCCGGTTCCATCCCGAGGGAGGCGGCGATTTCAGCCGGAGACGCTTTGCCCCCGCTGCCCAAAAAGGTAGCCGCCGCTCCGCCGAGGCCAATCAAGGCGGTCACCTTGCCCAAACCGGGGATGTTTTTCAGCGTTTTTCCGATCTGACCGAGCCGTCCCCTGCCCTTTTCCCAGAGGCCGCCGGCCATGCTTTTTCCCTGCTGCCACAGACGCCGGAGCGTACCGTCTGGCTGCTGCGGCTTTCCGCCGAGGTCGGTCGGCGGCGTGGCGGTTGGGGCCAGGGGTTGCACAGACGTACGGCCGGGGGGCTGGCCTTGCTTCGCTGTCTTTCGCCGGTTTTTTCCCTGCTTGCTTCGTTTCCCCGCCCGGTTCCGGGTGGACTGCTCCCCTCCCGTTTCCGGCACGCCTCCGCCGCTTCTGCCCCCGTGATCGCCGCAGCAGCACTCGCATCCTGGCCTGCCCCCTTGCGATCGGGGAGAATCGGGCGGCTGGCCGCCCCCCGTGCCTTTTTTCTTTGCCTGGTAGCCTTTGAAAGCGGCCCGGCCGACGCTGAACAGCCCGACGGCCGTCAGCAAGCCCTCCGCGAAATCCGTCGCCAGGGCCATCGCTCCGCCGAGGTGGGCGCTGTTTAGCAGGCCAAGCAAGTGACCGCTGACGGGGGCGGTTATCTGATCCACCGCCGCTTGACTCTCCAGGTAGCCCTGCTGCTGCGCGGCTTGCTGCCGCTTCACGTCAAGGTACGGCTGGCTGCCTGCTGCGCGGTTGTACACGTCTTGCTGAAAGGTGGGCGGAATGGCGGTGTCCTCGTGCCTGATCGCCTCGCTCTCCTTCAAGAGAGGGAGCAGCGCCTCGGCCAGCCGGATTCCGCCCGGCACGTCCAGTTGGCTGATCAGGCGTGCCCGCTTTGTTTCGTCTTTCACCTGCAGGAGCGCCAGCAGCAGCTTGCTTACGCCTTGCGTCCGGGCCTGTGTGCTGTCGGCCTGGAGCAGCTTGGCGGTCTCCTTCGCGTCTGCGGAGGCTTTGGCGTCCGTCTTCCGGTTGTCCGGATCGGTCGACGCGTACATCTCCTTGAAGACGCTCGCCAGCGTCTCCTCGTCCTTTTTCAGGCTGGCAAACGCGTCCGGTCTTTCCCGTTCCAACTGCTCCGCCTGCTGTACGAACCGCGACAGCTTCTCCGGCGTTTCAAAGAACCGGACCGCTTCCGAGGAGCGGAGCAGTTCTTTCAGCAGGGCAAAGTTGGCGTCGTTGGAAAGAGAAGCGTGGTACTGGATGATGTTGCCAAGCTTGACGGGATCGATCTCTCCCGTCTTGGCGCGAATCTCTTTCATCAGTTCGTACGCTTCCTCTGCCGTCAGGTTGGTCGTCAGTTGGAGCTGGGCCGCCTTTTTGGCGTACTCCGCTCCGTTGGCAATGCCGTCCTTTTCCGCTTTCATCGCCAGCTTTTCTGCCCGTCCCGGATCGATGTACGGATTGGCGTCGCGAATCTGCCGGACGGTGACCATCAGCTCGGCCTCACCCGCTTCCCCTTGGCCCATCGCTTTGTAGCGGATCATGTTCTCCACGTGTTCGTTTCGGGCAAACTGCTTGATCTCCGCGGGATCGCGACCGTACACCATCGTTTTTTCAAGTTCGTTGGACGTCTTCACCAACTGCTCCACTACCTCGCGCCACGAAGGCGCACGGTCTGCCTCTTCCGCTGTGGACATCGGCCTCCCCTCCTTTCTTCCCTGTTTTCGTCCATTCTGGCCGATGGAGGCCCATCCGCCTGCCGGAATGGCGCAAAACGAAGGAGAAGGCTAACGCTCCGCCTTCTCCCCGTCTTCCGCTTCCACGATCTGGCACGCGATGAGAAACAGCTTTTGCTTGTACCGATCCACTTCGTACTCGACCAGATCCTCCGGCCGTCCCCTTCCCCTGAGAAACGCCCGACAGAGATGGGAAGCCTCTCCGTCGGTGCGGATCAGTTTTTTGCTTCTTCGATCAGTTCACTTTCCCCGGGAATCCGGGACACCTGACGGACCGCTTGCAGCAGCTTGGCGTAGCCCTCCGGATTGCGGTCAAAGAGCTTGGCCACCAGCTCGTACTTGTCTGCGGCCCCGTAGGCTTTCAAGAGCTCCGGGCTGTTCCAGGGAAACTCGTGCTCCGTCGCCTTGACGATGCGGGCGTCGTTGTAGCGGTACCAGTCAAAGGTATCGCCCTTGTCTCCCAGTTTTTCGCAGAAGCGGTTTTCGCTCAGCGTCAGCTCCCGCACCGACCACTCTTCGCCGTCAATCGTCACCGTCACCGTGCGGCGCGCTTCCTCCTGGCGCGCCTTGGCCAAAAATTTCTCCAGCTTGCTCATCGCTTCCCCTCCGCGTTATTCTTCGTAATCCGGAAAACGTTTCAGAAACTCAGGCTGATCGTTGGTTTTGCCGCGCACCTCGTACTGCCCCTTGTCGCTGCCTTCCGCTTTCGCTTCAAACAGGGTCAGCTCCTCGGGAACCAGGCGGATGTTGGTCAGCTTGACGCGCTCGTACGCGTCGTTTTCCTTGTCGTACATCTCGCCGATCAGCATGGGCAGAACCGGCGTCTTTCCTTTGGTAATTTCATCAATGATGAAATATTTCAACTCCGCGTTTTGCGCGGTCAGCGTCAGCGTCACTTCGATGTGATGGGAGACAATGTCCTCCAGTTCGCCGTGGCGCAGGCGGTGAACCGGTTCCGACTGGATTTTCAGAACCGCCTTCGCCTCCAGCACGCCCGGAATCGGATCGCCGTTGTCGTTGTACACCTGGCTGTTTTTCAGATACAAGTTGTGTGCTCTCATCGTTACAGCACCTCCCATTGGATATCGAACACTTCGATCGCGTCAAGCGGCTGCGCCTTCAGCACGAAGTAGGCCACGTCGCCGACGCTCGCCTTGTCCGGGTTCTCCGCGATCGTCGCCCCCTGTTCGATGGCCGCCTGGCGGATGCGCTCGTCCAGGTACGACTTGGCCGCGGCGATGAAGGTGGTCCGCCCCATCTCGTTGTTGTTCAGCTTCCCCTTGTACTTTTTGCCGACGGCGATGAGGTCGTTCATGATCTGGTCCAGCGTCATGGAGACGCGTACCTTGGCGAAATCCTCGCGCTCCCCGGCATGCAGCGTGGAGAGCGTGTTGATCGCCGATTCCACGACGTACTGACTGCCGTCGCGCGTCGCCATCCACACGCCGTTGGCCAGTCCTTTGAGAATCTCCGTATGCCCCCAGTCCTTCACCGCTTTTTTCAGCGGAACGGGCTGGGCCGTCAGCGAAATATGAGCTGGCGTGGACGCCACCAGACCGGCCGTCCATGCCGCCCACTCCAGCGAGGAGTACATTTTGCCGTTCACGTGTTCGCCGGCAATGGCACTGTTGATGACGAAGCGTTCATTCATGGCGGTGGAACGGGCGATGTGCGCATCCATGCTGCCGTCCGTGGCGCTCGTGCCGCCGACGACCAACGTGGACAGCTTCTGGTTGAAGGTGCGCCGGTCGGCGATAAACTGCTTCGCGCTTGCCATGATGGCCGGATCGGCTGAAGGCAGGTACAGCGCATCGAAATCGGCGCCGCTGATTCCCGCGAACAGGGCGGTGAAATCCGCGCCGGTCAGGGAAGCCGGTGTGCCGGACGTACCGCCGGAAAAAGCGGCCTCGGCCACGTCTGTCAGCGGGGCGTCCCCCAGCTTTTTCGCCTGGTTGACGAAGGACAGGTTGGCCGTTTTGGCCACCAGGTCGTCGACGTTGGTCACCGTCAGCCTGTGGCCGAGCCCCAGCCCTCTGTGCTTGATCAGCACTTCCTTTTTGCCGGGCTCCGTCATGCTGTCCCGAATGGTGATGACGAACTGGTTGCCCTCCAAACCGGGATATTTGGCCGTCAGTTCAAAACAATCCGCCTGGGAGTAGGACGCCGCCTGCGCGCTGCCGTCTGTCATCCGGTACAGCACCAGCGTGGCTCCCCCTTCCGCAGCCAGTTCCACCGTATCCACCAGGCCGAAGGTTTCCGCGATCCGCTCGTCATAGCCGCGCACCTCCACGACCCGATCGGGAGCGCCCCACTCGCCCACATACGGCACGCACACGCGGCCGCTTTTCGGCAGAACCCGTTCCTTTGCCTTTGCCATCAACTCTACATACACGCCTGCACGAAGACGTTCAATGCTCATTTATTCAGCACCTCCGCGATATTGTTTCAGACGGCGGCGAACCTCTGTTTCGCCGGCCTTCTCCGTGGCCAGATCAAAAAGAGCGCCCGCCACTTCGAACCGCTCCGCGTTCAAGGTGGCTGCGCACTCGATCCATTCTTCCTTCGTCCGAGCGAGCTCGGCGCTGTCCCGTTTTCGCTCCGTTTTTGCTTTCACGTGTGTGCCCCTCCCCATTCCAGTTCAAACTTGTCGATTCTGTCGCCGGAGACTGCAGGACGTTTGACCGCAACCTCCAGCGGAAAGGTGATTTCCAGGCGATCCTGCCGATCCCCCGGCCGGATCGTGTACCGCTCCTCGTCGATGGCGAGCAGGATGCGCTCCCCCTCCACAACAGCCGGGTACTGAAACCGTTCCTGTCTCAACAGCGCGCTGAGCGGTTCCGCGGATAAAGGCTGCCGCGCACCGTGTTCGTCTTTTCCGAAATGAAGCACGACTGCCGCCTCATACCGGACGCGCTGCGTCGTCAGCGTGCCGGGCGCCTCTCCCGTCACACCCGCGTACACAAACACGGCCGGCGGCGTAAAGTCGCCAGCCAGCCAGACGTGTTCGTCGCTCACAACGGACAGATCGGGATACGCCTGCCCGGCCAACTGCGCCAAAGCCTCCCGTACCCGCTTCAT